GTGATGAGGACGGCGGGCTCCGGCATCGCATTTCTCTGGTGGGGATGCCCCGCAAACAAGGGAAATCGGCGCTCGGCTCACTAATTGCTGCTTTCGCGCTTGTTGACTCCAAAACGCAAGGGGCTGAAATCTATTCGGTTGCCGCTGACCGTAACCAGGCAAAGATTGTGTTCGAAGATACGAAGAAAATGATTCGCAACTCGGAGCTTGCTGAGCACGTCAAGATTTACCGTGACTCGTTGTATGTGCCCGCGACGGGTAACGTGTATCGGGCGTTGTCTGCTGACGCCCCACGACATGAGGGGCTGTCCCCGACGCTCGTTCTTTTTGATGAGCTTCACGCGCAACCTAATCGTCGCCTTTTTGATGTGATGTCGTTGGCTCAGGGTGCTCGCGGTAAGCAGGCCACGCTGATAGCGATTACTACTGCTGGTGTGAAGACGGAATCACAGACTGGTAAGGACGGTATTGCTTACACGTTGTACAACTATGGCAAACGTATTATCTCGGGCGAGGATACGGATGACACGTTCTATATGTGCTGGTATGAGGCGGATATGGAAGCCGATCATAAGCTTGAATCAACGTGGCGTGCCGCTAACCCTGGTTTTGATGACATTGTGGCGAAAAGTGACTTCGAGAGTGCGGTGAAACGTACACCTGAAGCAGAGTTTCGTACAAAAAGGTGTAATCAGTGGGTTTCAGCGCAACAAGCATGGTTGCCGACGGGTTCTTGGGGAAAACTTGCCGGAAATGTGGACATAGAACCTGATGAGGACTATGTTTTGGGCTTTGACGGGTCTTACGCGAACGACAGCACCGCTATTTGCGCTGTAACCGTCCCCAAAGAGGGTGAGAAGCCAAAAGTGAAGCTTGTGAAGGTGTGGGAGAAGGATTTTGAACGTGATGATGACACTTGGCGGGTAAATATCGAAGAAGTGAAGCAAACAATCATCAGTTATGTGCAAAAGTACCCTCAGTGTCGTGAAATTGCGTGTGACCCGTACCGTTGGGCGTCGATGATGCAGGATTTGGACGAAATGGACTTCCCAATCGTCGAATATAAAACAAACTTATTGAATTTGATGATTCCGGCAACGCAGAAAGTGTTTGAGGCGGTCACTGAGGAGCGTCTTGTGCATGATGGCGACCCTGTACTGGCAAGGCACATTGATAATTGTGTTATCAAGATGGATCACCGTGGTCAGAGGGTCACGAAGGAGTTTGCAACGTCACGGAAGAAGATTGACGCTGCTATTGCGTTCATTATCGCCTATGACCGAGCAACAGCAAGTAGAATAGATGAAGGAGTGCCGGAGTTTTTCTTCTAAGGACATTATGTTAGTAAATGGGTTGCAAGTCGGGGGCGCTGTGGCTATCAGTGCCGGTGTCGCTTTTATTTTCCCACCAGCAGGACTTATTGTTGCCGGTGTTTTTGCGGTGTTATTCGGTTTGAGTTTGGAGCGTAAGTAATGCTTGGTGATTTGTTCTATGGTGGCGAGGATCGTGGCCTTTCTTTTCAAACCGTGTGGGGGTCTGGTGACTTCCTTGAATTGGAGAACCAGTCTGGCACTGTTGTAAACCAGGAGACCGCTTTCCAGGTCAACGCCATCTTCTCCGCTGTCAGCCTTATCAGCGACACCATCTCAACACTGCCCGTAGATTCTTATATCCGGTTGGATGGTCGCCGCAGTGCTTTCCGCCCCCGCCCAGCCTGGGTGACGCAACCTGACGTGGATACCACGAAGGAAGCTTTCTACGGTGCCGTGATTGTGTCGATGCTGTTGGACGGTAACGCTTTTATTCGCGTGTATAGCAACCGTCGTGGCGAAATCAACAACATGGTTGTGTTGAACCCACTGGATGTCACAATCAACCGCAACGGTCTTGGTCGTGTCATGTACGAGGTGAAGAACGAGTCACGCCCTGTGTCTGCGGACAACATGATTCACATTCCTGATGTTGTGCGACCTGGCGCTATCCGTGGTGTGTCCCGTGTGGAAGCACTAAAAGAGGACTTCGGCCTTGCCATTGCGCTTCGCAACTATGCTGCCCGTTTCTTCGGGGCTGGTGCCACCACACAAGGCATCATCGAGTACCCAAGCAAGTTGACCGCTGAGCAAGCGAAGAACCTGCAAGAAGGTTTTGATTCACGTCACAAGGGTTGGAAGCGGGCACACCGTACCGGTATTCTCTCCGGAGGTGCCAGCTACAAACCCACTTCGGTTGGTAACGACCAGGCACAGTTTATTGACTCGCGCCGCATGGCTGTCGAGGATGTTGCCAGAGCTTTCAACGTGCCACCACATTTGCTTGGGCTTCCTGGCACTAACACTTATGCTTCGGTTGAGCAAAACAACCTGGCATGGGTAATCCACTGTTTGCGACCTATTGTGCAGAAGCTTGAGTCAGCCTTCTCGCCTCTCATGTCGCGTTATGCCGGTGGTGAGACAGCGTTTGTGAAGTTCAACCTTGACGGCCTGCTTCGCGCTGACATCAACTCGCGTATGACCGCTTACAGTACTGGTTTGCTGTCCGGCTTCCTCACGATCAACGATGTGCGCCGTCTTGAGGACCTACAGAGCATTGATGACCCGTCGGCTGACACGGTTAGGGTGCCCTTAGCTAACGTGAACGTTGCTGCCGCCACGTTGAAGGAAGAAACTGAAAAGGTGGATATGGCGCAACGTCTTATCCAGGTTGGTTTTGATCCTGCGGATGTTTTGGACAAACTCGGTCTGCCCGCTATGGAGCACACTGGTTTGCCATCAGTGCAGTTGCAACCTACCGCACAGATTGACCCTAATGATCCAAATTCGGAGTATGTGGTCGAGTAATGCCTTATTACATTACGGATTCTGCTGATGGTTGCACTGGTTGGGCAACAATTAAAGAAGATGGCGAAGTAATGGGTTGCCATACTACTAAACAAGATGCCATTGATCAGGCGGTAGCTATTTCGCAAAACGATGATTCTGAGTTTCTTGGTGAGCGCGCCATGCCTGAGTTTAGTTTTGACGAGCCTTTACTGGATGGGTCAGATGATGTTTCTGACGGCGAACAGCGACAAGTTGATTTGTCACCGCCCGCCTACATGAGGGCTGCTGCACGTCAAGCTTTGAAATACCATGAAGAAGGTTATTCGGGTGATGGTCTTGTTGACCGGACGGTCAGCGAAGCTCGCGCTATGGCTGAGGGTAACGTGACCGCTGACAAGTGGGTGCGTATTGCCGCGTGGATTGCCCGCCACATGGATGATCTTGATGCCCCAGCAGCTAACCCCGGTAATGAAGATTACCCGTCCGCCGGTGTGGTCGCACATTTGTTGTGGGGTTCTGGCCCCTCGAAACGCGCCGCGACTCGCGCTATGGAATATGCTGAGGGCGTCGTTGCTAGACTTGAAGAAGAAAACCGTGAGCTTGTGACCGTGGAGGCTAAACAGATGGCAAAGATTGAAACACGGACCAATAACACTACGTTTGAGGTCCGTGAGCTTGACGGTGGGGGTATGACCTTCAGCGGTTACGCGGCGGTGTTCAACGCGCCGAGCGAACCATTGCCGTTCACGGAACGTATTGCTCCTGGGGCTTTCAAGCGTTCCCTAGACGCCCCCAACGACATCAAACTGTTGTGGAACCACGAATCCGGCACTGTGCTCGGTTCTACCCGCGCTGGCACACTCCGTCTGGAAGAAGACAACGTTGGTTTGCGTGTTTCCGCCGATTTGCCTGACACTCAGCCTGGGCGTGACGCCGCTTACCTCATCAAGCGTGGCGATGTTGACGCAATGAGCTTTGGTTTCTCTGTCCCGAAGGGTGGAGACGAATGGGTGTCCGCTGACGAGCGCGTGCTCAACTCGGTCCGTCTTTTCGAGACAAGCATTGTGGCGTTCCCGGCCTACGCGCAAACCGCTGGTTCTACCGCTGTTCGTGTTTTGGCCAAGATTGCGAAGCGTGCCGGTGTGGACGCTGACGCGCTTGCTGACGCCATGCTGAAAATTGAATCTGGCTTTGACTTGTCGGACGAAGAGGCGAGCGTGCTTACTCAGGTTGTGGATGAGCTTTCTCCGAAGTCTGAAGAACCTATTGAGGAAACTAAAGACGATGAGATTGATGCGTCTATGCTTGCATTGAAGTACAAGAAACTCGAACAACTCCTGAAAGGGATTTAATTATGGCTACTAGGGCTGAAATCAAAAAGGTAATCCTTGACGTCGCTGGCAATCCCGAATCCGGTCCCGTGAAACAACTTGCTGATCGCTGGGCTGACGCTATCGTCGCTATCGATGCTCCTGCACCTGCGCCGAAGGTTGCGCGTGAGGATGTGGAACCGATCAAAGAAACCCGCGTTTTGAAAGCCGCAGAGAAGCGGTAGCGGGTTTCCCCTCCCTTTCCCCCTTTCCGGGAGGGTCTTTTGTCCCCGAGTGTGACTACTGGGGTAAAATTAATGTATCGGTTGAGTGTTAGGAGGCCGCGGTAAGTCTGCGTCAGCGCGACTGTAAATGTAATCACACTATAAGGAGACAAAATTGTCTGAGTTCGTAAAGTCTCAGCAAGAACTCCGCGCAAACCTTACTGCCCAGATTCAGGAATCCCTGGATAAGGCAGAAGAGCGTGGCGGTCTTGACGCTGAGACTCTAAACAAGGTAAACGCCCTTGAAACTGACATCCGCGCCGCTGATGAGGCGATTGCTGTTGCACAGCGTCAGGAAGAGCGTAAGTCCGAAGCTGCTGAAGCTTCACGCGGTTATGTGCCCTCTGAAGAGGCTCGTAGCGAAAGCGATGTTCTTCGCGCCATTGGTATGGGCGAAATGCGTTCGCACACGTTCGAGAAGCGCG